GTTGTCATATAGTAATGTAGTTTCACGAGGTAGTCAAGCTGGGTCCTTCGAATATATTATCGCCCACTTGTTGTTTAATGCCCCCCCGGGTCTCTTAATGAGTTCTAGAATCCACAGTCCACCGCAATGACCTTTCGCAGTGTGGGATGTGCTATAAGCGCGTTCACAGGCGACGCTGCAATATAGGCTTCTGCACCTTTGATTTCGTTGATGGTACAACCATATCTAAGTGCACAGTACCAGTATGTTAGTAAATCTGGTGTTTGGTACGTGGTACCCAGCATTTTGTACTTATGCTTGGGCTTGTAAGGGATGACTTTGCGTATTGGTTTGAGTCTTTGCAAGGTCATAGCGATGACTTCACGAGCGAACGGTACGATGCTGAAGGTATCCTGTAACCCCATAGCTACCCCTTTAACGTGTTTCAACATGTTTGTTGGGTTATAGTTTGTCGTACTGAAGAAAGTTCCTGTGAGCATACGGCCGGCCTTGGGTCCTGCACGGAACCCATGCCAGGTCGGATAAAATATGTTAGAGCAGAATTCGCTGATAGAACACCCACCAATTTGTAACTTGGCAGTCCATCCAGCATCTGCATACACACTGTCATTCATCACTGTTAGCAACCACTTGGGGGCCACCATCAGCATATCATCTCCCATTACCACCATTCGTACCGGTAGATCACCGTGCTTCATATAATGAGCGCGGCACGAACCAGCACCATGGACTGAATCCCAGGTTTTCACTAGGTTGAGGAAACTCACGGTGCCATTGAGAAGTGTATTTCCGGCGCATGTATCAGGGTCACCACTGCCCCGAGAGCCATCACGCTTAAAGTACACACCATCTCTTGAGTATCCTTCTTTGCCAATCAATTTGCGCATTGCCTCAAATGCACGTCTTGATTTCGGACTATCGGCGAATAATCGCTGGATAAATCCTATTTCCCACTCCAATGCGTCACGCACTAATGTCGAATCGAATCTCGACAAGTCGTTAACACAAAACCACCAATCATCAGTTTCAGCAACATGAGCTATTGCAAGATTAAACCATTTGGAAAGTTTCTCGAGGGTATAACCTGAAGTGAACGTGACGACCTTCCAGCTTGGAAAAGTGTCGCCATCGCCAGAGACGTTATCGGGTTTGTCTGCAAACGACCAGTGTTGTTTGAACCAGTCTTGGAATTCGGCCACGAAAGGGCCAACTAATGCATTAAACCTGTCAGAACATCCAACGATGAGGCGTGGGTCGAATAGTACATCCCATGCCTTTCTTACAGCTTCAAGTTTTGTGAAATAAAACCTTCTTAGAACCTTGCGCCAGTCATTATGCGTCCATGAGCC